AAAACCTCCGCCCATTAATTCATAAGAATAATCTAGTTCAGCATCTTTAATATAATTTGCACTAAAATTATCTATAACTACACTCACACTTTCATATTCATACACCAAATCATCGTCTCTGATTTCATCAAATGTCATGCCATACTGTAAACCACTACATCCACCTGATTCTACAAATATTCTCAAACTTTTGTTTTTATAATCCTCTGTATTTGTAATCAGATTATTTACTTCTATTAACGCAGAATTGGTTAATTTTACAACTGGTTCTTCTAATTTAGTCATAAATTTTACCAGTATTTGCCACGTCCTTTGTTGCCCAAACTACGTATACGATGACTTCGGCAACTCCAATATCCGGCTGTTGTTCTGTCTTTCTTTTGAGCACATCTATGTCTTGCTCTAAAACTTTTTCTACGTGCAGCACTACTTGCACGTATTCTCATTTTAGGATCTCCAAATGTTACTTTTTTAATTCTTCCGCCTTTACTCTTTACATATACTGCAAATTTTTTTGGTCCGCCTGGGGTTCTAAATGGTCGATTGAGACGAACAGTTCTACCTTTATGTTTTACTTCATTTATCAATTCTTCATCAACTTCCTCTTCAATTGGAGCATCCAAATAAACTTCTCTACCTTCAAATATAGCAATTTCTCCCAAATCACTTTCAATCAAATCTACATCATCGTCATTCAATTCAATCGAATCGTTATTATATAATTCTCTTACTTCTTTTATTAAATCAAAATATGATTGACTATATGTTCTGAATATATTTTCTTCAAGAGAAAGATTGTGGTCCAAATGATATTTTAAATTTTCTGATACCTTCACATCAGAAACCAACTTCATCGGAGTTAATGGATTTTGTAATTCGTTTAGAATTTCTTTCAATTTCATATAACATATAAATATGTTATAATTTTACCTTTCATTAATGATATTTTACAGTTATTGCACTTTTTATAAATGCAATAAAAAAACCCTCACATTTTACTGTGAGGGTTGTTGATTAGACAATATTATTTTGAATTAGACTTGGTCTAAGTCAGCAACAATTATCTTGCCATAGAATTCTGGGCGAACTACTTTCTTGGCATAACGAGTCATCACACCACGGCGTGGAGTGAAGTTGACTGGATCGTATACCAATGGGGTTTGCACCAATGGAATATATGGAGCGTATACAGCACCGGTTTCGAGGAAGTTATTTCCACGGAAACCAACCAAGATGGTGTTTTCAGTCATATATGGATTCTTGTATACTTGGAAGCGACTTGCGAAGCTACCAACACGGCTTACACCCATTGCGAACTTAGCAGAATCACCATCGGTGTTAACAACGTATCCTGGGATTGATTCCAAGATGGTTGCTACGTCTGGTGAGCAAACCAAGAAGTTAGCACCACCACGGAGAGTCAATTGATGAATCTTGTTAGATACACGTTGAATCTTGTTACCAAGTGTTTGGAACCAGGTGCTCTTTACGTAAGCAGTGCGGTTTGTGGCATCGGTAGTGCGATTGAAGGTGACTGAACCATTGCTGTTTACAGTCTTACCTACGAATTCGGTTCCGATAGCAGCAGACCAAGCTTCGGTTGTTGCGCCTGGAGCAGAATTAATCAACATGTCCATGATTTCAAGATCGATTTCCATGGATACATATTCACTCAAAAGAGCGGTCAATTCGGCTTCAGCATCAATGCTGTGGTAAGCATTCAAGTCTTGAGCCAATTCTGGGGTCCAGACCGCCTTTAACTTACGGGTCTTAGCAACGATAGGTTCGCTCTTAAGTTCCAAGTTAACTTCTGGAATACCGATGTTGTCAACCAATCCAGTTCCTGCACCAGTTCCGGTAGCAGTTGTTGTAAATGTATCTTCGAAGTCACCACGGGTTGAATCAGTTGGTTGCTTGTCATAGAACAATGTAGTTCCGGACAATGTTGCACCAGCGCCAGTAGAACCGGTGTGAACGAATACGATTTTATAAATAGGTGCAGCGTATGTTCCATCATTAATTACTTTTGTGAATTCGTTTAATATGTTGGCTGGAGCAATTCCAGAACCACTCAATACGAATGCACGGACAGCATTCAAGTCAACACTTGCACTTGTTAAATTAGATCCTACATTTACAGTAAGAGTAAATCCATTGAATGCTCTTGTGCTTGAAGTATAATTTGAATCCCATTGAACATCGTTTGCAGATGCGGTTGCAACTGCAGCAGCCAAACTCAAACTAGCTTGTTTCTCTGTGAAACCATAACGACCAGCTCCATAGAGACCGTTAACAGCATCGTCTGTAGATCCAAGTTTGTTATTATTCAAAGTTCCGCCGAACAATGAACCGCTATAGTCATTGTTTTGACTATTTGGAACATTGGTTCCGTATTTGAAATCAAGATAGAAGATAAGACCGCTTGGAAGATTCATTGGTTGAACACTAACGAATTCTTTTGCACTGATTTCAGCAAATACACGGCGAACCAATGGAAGAGCTACGCCAGCCCATTGTTCACTGTTTGCTGAAGTTCCAGTTGCGGTAGCTTCATCAAGAAGTTGTTTTGCTTGGTTTTCCAAAAGAATGGACATATTGGCTTTTTCTACGCCACCCAATCCTTCAAGAAGACCTGTTTTGTCCCACTTGTTTTGTAATCCACGGGTTTCAGCCATTAATCTGGCTTGTGGATTCATGTTGTTTGTCAATAGACCTTTAATATCACTCATATATTTCTGTTTATTAGTTGTTTTTTGTTTACTATTACTCACCATGGTAAATTACTTCTTGATTCCGGCGAGTTTTTGGAATCTTGAAGCCATCACGTTGCTGTTTTCAACAATAACTTCCTTTGCAGGGGCTGTTGAAGCAACCGGTTTACTTGCCAAACCTTCGGTGATAGTTTTTGCAGTTGTATTAGTTTTCTTGACAACTGATCCACCGGAACTATATGATTCGGACAAAATTGCATAACTCAATTTGACTTCGCGGATGGACTTAGCCAAATCGAATGTTTCAACTACCTTGGTTTTTTGTTCCTTGGTTAAGCTGAAGGTGTTAAACAACTTGTTGGTATAAAGCAACTTGCTGTTTAATAAATTAATTTCGTTTATTTGAGCACGAAGATATTCAATGACTTTGTAAGCTTCATTCAATTCTGCTACAACGCCTTCATTAGCGTCATCGGGTTTTTCTTTACCTTCATCCTTATTTTCTGGTGACTCTTCGTTCTCTTCAATTTCTCCTTCTTCAAGAGAAGAAAGAAGTTCATTCAAGTCGATTTCTTCATCAACACCATCTTCAGTAGCTTCATTCGCTTCAGGTGCAGGAGCAGCTGGTGCGACTGGAGCTTCTTTATGAGATTGATCGGCTGGAGCGGCTGGATCGGCTGGAGCAGCTGGAGCAGCTGGAGCAGCTGGAGCAGCTGGAGCAGCTGGAGCTTCTGGAGCAGCAGCAGCAACGTCAACTGGAGCGGCAGGTTGTTCTTCTTCTTTTAATTCACTTTCCAATTCTCTTAAAATTTCTTCAATTTCTTCATTGGTTACTGTTTCTTCACATTCATCTTCATTTGCTGCTGGTTTGTCTTTTTCAACTTCTTCAAAGGAAACAGTTTTTGGACCACCTTGAGGATCTTCATGAGTTACTGCGCCTTTATCAGGAGCATTTGAAGCGCCAACTCCACCTGAACCAATTTCAGAAGAATCAACAGCCTCATCGGCTGCGATTTCTTGTTTTAATTTTTCAGCCAACATTGCTTCTGCCTTTGTATTAAAGGCTTCTTCCAATGCGGCTTTTGCATTTGCAAGTGCGGTTGCACGCACAGCCTTCGCATCAGCAATAGCTTCTTTTAGTAAGTTTGACATAATTTTTTTTGTAATTTTCTGAAGTTATTGAGGATAAACTTCAATACGGATTTTTATAATTTGAGCGGCAAAGGAAAGCCGTAATATTATATATAAATATAAATAAAAAAATGAAAATAGCGAAATAATTAGATATTTATAATATTATGCCATATTATTACAAAAAGGTAGATGACAAATACTGCGTATACAAAAAGTCTAACGATGAAAAAGTTGGTTGTACAGATGGGGATAAAACGAGTCTAAATAAATATTTAACCGCATTGGCAATTGCGCATAAACGTAAACGTAAAGAGAAAATCAAAGAACAACTCAAGGAAACTTTTCGTAAATTAATATTAAAGGAAACTATATTAACTGAATTGACTGATCACAAAAAAGATAACGTATCAATTGAAACCGAATTAACAAACAACAAAGGATTAGACTTTACTCCTAATGAAATTGATATTGTAAAAAATGTATTAAAATCAAAAGATCACACTTTACATTTGAATGATGAAAATCCTATAACAAGAGGTCATGAATTAAGTTTTCAAAAAGAAATGTCTACCAACAATTTTTATTTTATTGTAAAAAAGTTGGCAAATAAATCGGACAGTAGTGGAAAATCAATAAAATATGGTGTTTGGTATATTTCATATACAAACGAAGAAGACTTGAAAAACCCAACTACGGTTTATTACAAATTATCCAACGCAGTAAATCTACAAAATGAAAATGGAAAGATAAATCAAATAGAATTAGACAATGCCCTAACCGAGTTGATTTCTACTACACTCAACAAATATAATCTATGATACATTTAAAATCTTTTATTAAAAAAGAATACGCCGAGTCGGATAGTTCTTTTGAATATAAAATTAATGATATAGATCATCCAAATGGATGGAATTGGAAAGAGATTGATCAATTAGCAAATATGGGATTCGAACCATCAGGTGAAACTCGTATGGAATATACTGATAAAGACGCAAATAAAGATATCAATTATGGTGACATGAGAAAAGAACCATTAAAAGTGACTGTATATAAAAATAAAGAAGGATATTGGTTAATTATAAATGATAAAAAACATGTATTTAAAACATTTATTCGTATGATGGAGTTCATAGACGAACGGGGTTCTGTTCAGATATAAAAAATAAACCCACCAATTTCTTGGTGGGTTTTTATTGCGTTTAACTGAAATTATTTTTTATCAATATCTTTAATCTCAAAATATTTTTCAAGAATTCCACCCACATCTTCGTATAATGAAGTCATATGGATATTTTTTTCATTTGCTTCTTTAGCCATTTTATTGAATGCTTCTGCGTGTTTTTTGATTTCAGTAAAATGACGTTTTGCAACATTTGCTTGTGTCCAATCGCTACATTCGTTTACAACATATGTTTCTGCATACTCAGAAATCTTCTTTAGATTGTCTGCTACTTCCACAATTTTTGCATATTCATGAAGCGCCTTGCCATATTCATTATAATTATGAACCAACTCTGACAATACTTTCTTTTGTTCCTTGGACAATTTACGAGGAGCATTTTCAGAAGTGGTTGGAAGATTTACTATTGATTCCACTAGATTCTTTAATTTAATCATATATTATAAATATAAATTTAATAGTTAAAATTATTTAATTTCGCCTAAAATATCACGGATAATATTTTCTACTTTTTCCCACTTATTTGTTTCTGGGTTTTTAGATATTGATTCTTGAAGACTAACTTGTTCATCTGGATATAAGAATGCACCTCTTGTTGAGGGATTGCTTACAAAATCAAATGCAATTAATTCAAAATCATCTTGAACCTCATCGGCGGCTTCATGAACATTTTTACGAACACTTCCCATGCCTCTTGAACTTATACCCAGTCTGATTCCAGATACAAAAAGTTCTTTTAGAATATTACCGCTTGGTGTTGGTAGAACTTCAACCTCACCAACCAAATTATCACCATCCCAAGACATTCTGGTAACATTATGACTTACGTTCTTTAAATTAACAACGCTACTCTCAGGATGGTCTAATTCTCCAAGAGCCCGGCGTTCTTTAATAAAATTTTGTTCGTATTTCTTTGCTTCTCTTTCCAAAATTTCTCTTGGATAGATGCGACCGTTTTGGTTTTTTGCATTTGCACGTTGAAGAACTCCTTTTACTAAAAAAGGTCCGTTAGTCTTCATAGCCTCACTAATTATATCGCGGCTAATTTCAAAGGACATGCAATCTACAATTAATCTTTTATCGTTCATATTAAATTCCTTTAGTTGCTATATTTTGCGTAGATTTTGGAACTGTAATAATCGGAACAGACGTATCATTTTTCTTTGTTGGAACCGTCGCGGAACCTAACTTCTTAATAATATATGGATATTTAATAAAATATTCACTTTGTTTTTGTTTATTTGGTTCACGTCCTTTAATAACAACTACATAATTTTCATAATAAAAATCAATACTAACACCATCTACGTTGACGATATAATCCTTCTCAGGTTGACCATATCCCTTTGATGCACGAAATTGAATTTTTTGATTAATAACTTGAGTCAGAATTTTTTCTTTAAATTCATTCTTTACAGTTTCGGTTGCTTGTGATAATTTCTTTTGAAATTCTTCCAAATCAAATCTAAGATTATAAATATTACCACCCGATTGTTGCTTTGGTTCTTGATTTGATGGGCCTGATTGTGGTGTTGCGGCTGGAGCAGGGGGATTTGTTCCTTTACCAGCAGGTTGAGGTTGTTCCGCTTCCAAAAATCTCTTCAAAAAGATAGGCATAATTACTTCTTGTTTTTGATGGATTGACCAATTTTTTCACGACGGTTTTTTAAATATGTATCGATTCTATTTACTTTACCGTCATTATTAATATCGGCATCTTCCTTACCTACTGGGTCTAATGCTTCTTCCCAACATTCATCACATTGAATTTCATCAATCATTTTTTGAACATCGGCTTCTTCCAGTGTTCTACCTACGTTTCGGCCAAGTAAATCTTTTAAACGACGAAGCAATTTTACATCATCATCATCGCCTTTTAATTTATTTACTTTTTCACGACTTGAAATGTTACCAATCAATCCGGGTGTAATC